TGGACACATGACAATTTTGGAGAGGATTTAATAATAAATCCTAGAAATGGTGGCATTTTCAAGTGGGACGAAAGCGACGGCTTATCTACAAGAGCTGTCGAACTATCTGGCATAACTGGTGCAAACAAAGTTCCCACAAAAGCGTTACAAGTTATTACCTCTGAAACAGATAGACATTTAATAGTGTTAGGCGCCGACCCATTGAGCGGCGGTTCGAGAACAGGGGCGATAGACCCTATGCTAGTTGCGTTTTCGGATCAAGAAAACGAACTAGAATTTGAGCCCTTATCAACAAACTCTGCGGGTTCATTACGTTTATCTAGCGGTTCTTCAATAATAGCAGGTATAAAATCAAGGCAAGAAGTCTTAATTTGGACAGACACATCTCTTTACAGTATGCAATTTATTGGACCACCTTTAACGTTTGCTATGAATCTAATCAACGAGGGTGCTGGTTTGATAGGCCCAAAAGCCATGGTAAATGCACCAAATGGTGTGTTTTTCATGTCTAAAAACGCATTTTATTTTTACAACGGGTCTGTGCAAAAGTTGAATTGCAGTGTGCAAGATTATGTTTTTTCAGATCTAAACGTAGATCAGTCTTTCAAATGTTTTGCAGGTTTGAATGAGGAATTTTCTGAAATATGGTTTTTTTATCCCTCGCAAACAGATAGCACCGACGAAATATCTAGATATGTAATTTATAATTATGAAGAAGGTAGTTGGAGCATAGGTTCCCTAGAGAGGTATTCGTGGCTAAATCCTGGCATCAACGAAAAACCTTTAGCCGCAGGTGAAACATCATCTAGCAAAGTTATTTATCAACACGAAACGGGGTCTAACGACGACACTGGTTCTATGGACAATGTATTTGTAGAATCAGCTGATATTGATATTACGGATGGCGAAAACTTTGTATTTCTTAAAAAAATAATACCCGATATATTGTTTCAAAGCGATATTGGGACTAGCACAAGCCCAGCTTTGAATGTGGTTGTAAAACGTAGGGATTTTGTAAACCAAGCGCTTACCACTGACTCAACAACACAAATAGGAAATAGCACCACTTTTGGTAGTCTTAGAACTAGAACTAGGCAGTTTGTATTACGGTTTGAGTCAGATGACGATAACGTTGAGGCTAATAGAAAAGATTATAAATGGAGGCTAGGTGATACGCGATTAGATATACAACAATCTGGGCGTAGGTAATGGCAAAATTATTACCCACCAGACTTCCTCAAGCACAGGGTGTTGATGTTTCTGTTGATACATTTAACAGACTTGTTAGAATTTTAGAGTTAAACTTAGGAGCGGAAGATCCAGATGTTATACGAAGTTATACAAATACGGAGCTTGGCGAATTGCAATTCGCTACTGGAGCGATTATATTTAACTCTACAACAGAGGTTCACCAAGGCTTTGATGGAACTGAATTTAGGAACCTATATGAGCACCAGACATACCTCACAGGTGTATCTGCAACTGCAAGTATAGGAGCTGTGACAGTAACGATAGGATAGATATGAAGGCAAACGCAGACGATATGATAAGGGCTATGACGATGGCAAGCAGGCCACAGGCCATGCAAGACGACATGGTAGGTGCTGGAAGAATGGGCGTAGCGCCACAAGTTGGACCAGCATTAAGGGATGCGCTAAGAAAAAGTCAAACTGATTTTGGGATGGGCCTAGTAGGACCTACCAAAGGCGCAATATCAAACAAAGAATTAGAAATGTTTGGGAGATCTTTACCAGCCGACCC